GAGAACTGGTCATTAGCTGAAGACAATGGTATAATTAGGAGTAATAACTAGTTTTCCTACATTACCAGTACCTAATTCAAATTAACAATATAGGAGTTGCAATCGACAAACAAACATGATATACTATACTTATGTACTTTAGTTTATAACCTTTAAAGATATATCTTAAACGTATCATAAAGTATACAATGTATACTATAGTATACAATAGAGTACATAAAACTAATCTTTTTAACAATGAGGCAATTAGTATGGCAGTATTAGAAGGTAACGTAGCGTTCGCAAACCTTGACGAACACGAAGAATATCAGGGTCAATCAACTGGGAAATACTCATTGGTATTGTCGCTAGAACCTGCTGACGCAGATACCCTAGCCAATAAGGGTGTCAAACTACGCGAGTATGAGGGAACTCAGCAACGCAAGTTTAGCACTAAATATGATGTACCCATGTTTGATGCAGATGGTAAGGACTTTGTAGGTCGATTAACCAGAGGTTCTAAAGTACGTGTTAAGTACGCAGAAGGTAAACCTCACCCAGTACATGGTACATCTACATACTTGTCAGCCATTAAGGTGCTAGAACTAGCGGAAGCTACCGAGGGAGGCTCGGACTTCTAATGACTGACTCGCATTTTGTTAAACATGAGCCATGCCCATCGTGTGGCTCAAAGAACAATCTCGCGAGGTACTCCGATGGGCACGCCGTCTGTTTTACAGGCGGTTGTGACCACTACGAGAGAGGCAACGGTGAGATTGTACAGAGTAAACCTAAAGCGAACAGGATATTAGAGATGACAGGTGTTATAGCATCAATACCAGACAGACGTATCACAGAGGCAACTTGTAAGAAGTTTGGTGTCACTGTTGAGTACGATACAGAAGGGACTATAAGCAAGCACCACTACCCATACTATGACAAGGACACAGGCGCACAGATAGGTACTAAGTCTCGCATAGTAGACAACAAAGCATTCTATGCAAGCGGTACGTTTGACAATGCAGGTCTGTTTGGTCAGCAAGCATTCAAAGGTGGTGGTAAATACATAACAGTAGTAGAGGGAGAAGCTGATGCCTTAGCGGTGTCGGAAATGTTTGACGGTAAGTGGTCGGTTGTGTCAATACGGTCAGGCGCATCAGGAGCAGTGAAGGACATCAAGCAGAACTTGGAGTGGCTTGAATCATTTGAGAACGTAGTCATCTGTTTCGACAGTGACAATGCGGGTCAGGAAGCATCTCGCGCGGTGTTAGATTTATTTACACCCAACAAAGCGAAGAACGTAAAGTTACCTGTCAAGGACGCAGGTGAAATGCTGAAGGAACGTAACGTACAGGGGTTCATCAGGGAGTGGTGGAACGCTAAGACGTATCAACCAGACGGTATCATTGCAGGACTTGATACTTGGGAGTCGATTGTAGCGCAGGAAGATGTACAGTCCATACCGTATCCGTGGTCATGCTTGAATGATATGACGTATGGTTTCAGGGAGAAGGAACTTGTAACAATAACCAGTGGTTCTGGTATGGGTAAATCACAGATTGTCAGAGAGTTGGAACACTACTTACTAGGTGCAACAGATGACAACATTGGTATACTCGCATTGGAAGAGGACATACCTAAAACTGCTCTAGGGATTATGAGCATCGAGGCAAACCAGACTCTACATCTGAGCCGCGAGTTTAGCAGGGAAGATAAGAAGGTATTCTGGGATAAGACATTAGGCACAGGACGTATCTATATGTTTGACCACTGGGGTTCTACCAATGAAGATAACCTACTAAGTCGCATTAGGTATATGGCTAAAGGTCTTGACTGTAAATGGATTATCCTAGACCACTTGAGTATTGTTGTTAGTGACCAAGAGAACGGTGACGAACGTAAAGCCATCGACAGCATCATGACCAAGCTACGTCAGTTGGTACAGGAGACAGGTGTTGGTTTATTCTTGGTGTCACACTTACGCAGACCATCAGGTAAGGCACATGAGGACGGTGGACAGATTAGCTTGGCTGAGTTACGAGGTTCAGCGGCAATCGCACAGCTATCCGACATGGTGATTGGTTTGGAACGTGACCAACAGAACCCAGATGCACAGGTAAGGAACACCACTACGGTTAGGATACTTAAGAACCGATACGCAGGACTTACAGGGGCGGCTTGCTACCTCTACTATGATAAAGATACTGGTCGTATGATTGAAACTACGTGCCCAGTTAACGATGACAGTCAGGAGTTCTAAGTGAAGCAAGTTGTTTTTGATATAGAAGCTAACGGTCTACAGCCTACAAAGGTCTGGGTAATCGTTGCTTGCGACCTATCAAACCAAGAGACAGTTGAGTTCTCAGGTGATACGTTGCAGGACTTCAATGCTTATATCAAAGATGCTGAGGTCATTGGTCATAACATCATTGGCTATGACGTACCAGTTCTTGAACGCTTACTAGGCACAGACTTTAGTAGTTGTAAGATTACAGATACATTAGTATTGTCAAGACTTACTGAACCATCGCGTGAAGGTGGTCATTCGTTAGATAACTGGGGACAGCGGTTAGGTTTCCCTAAAGGAGAACATAGTGATTGGAATACATTTTCTCAGGATATGGTGGACTATTGCAAGCAAGATGTACTGGTTAATGTCAAAGTGTACCACGCGCTACGAGGTGTACTGGCAGGTTTTGGAAGCGAAAGCATTAGCCTTGAGCATCAAGTACAAAGCATTATCACAAAGCAGACAGACAACGGTTGGTTATTAGACCAAGAACACGCTTTCATATTGCTTGCTAAACTTAAGGAAAAGAAGTACGACCTTGAAGATAAGGTACATGAAACATTTAAACCGTTACCTACATTCATTAAGGAGATAACACCTAAGTACAAGAAGGACGGCACGATGTCCGTAGTTGGTCTTAAGTTTCTGGGGGACAGTTGGTCAGACTACATAGCACCATTTAGTCGTGTTGATTACCCAGAGTTTAACTTAGGCTCAAGACAGCAGATAGGTAGATACTTACAATACTTTGGTTGGAAGCCAGAGAAGTTTACAGAGAAGGGACACGTTATTGTAGACGAAGCTATCTTATCTAAGGTCACTGGTATACCCGAAGCTAATATGATTGCTGAATACCTAATGGTTCAGAAGCGTATTGCACAGGTACAGAGTTGGCTAGATGCTATCAAAGATGATGGTCGTGTACATGGATATGTAAATGCTAACGGTGCAGTAACGGGACGTATGACACACTCTAGTCCTAACGTAGCACAGGTGCCTAGTTCAGGCGCACCATACGGAGCAGATTGTAGAGCCTGTTGGACTACACCTAAAGGCTACAAGATTGTCGGTATGGACGCATCGGGACTTGAGTTACGAATGCTTGCACATTATATGAACGATGAGGGATATACAAATGAAATACTCACTGGAGACATTCATACAGCAAACCAACTTGCTAGCGGTGTTGACACACGAAGTCAGGCAAAGACTTTCATATATGCGTTCTTGTATGGAGCAGGGGACGCAAAAATCGGAAGTATCGTTGGAGGAACTGCTGTTGATGGTAGAAGACTTAAGAAGAAGTTCCTCACAAACACGCCATCTCTTAGAGAGTTACGAGAAAGAGTTAGCGTGGCATCTGGAAGAGGTTATGTTCACGGATTGGACAGGCGCAGAGTCGCAGTACGCTCAGAACACTCAGCATTAAACACGCTGTTACAGTCAGCAGGTGCAATCGTTATGAAGAAGGCACTATGTTTACTGGACGAGTACGCTAAGGCTTGGAACTTAGATTATAAATTTATAGGAAATATACATGATGAAATTCAAACAGAAGTTAAAGAAAGTGAAGCAGATGTTTTCGGACGCTTGGCAGTGTCTTGTATTGAAGCCGCGGGCATTCATTATAAACTTAATTGTCCCCTTGCAGGTGAGTACCAAGTCGGAGACAACTGGTCGGAAACGCATTAGGAATTGTAATCACTGTGGCGTGGTGTTAGTAGAGGGAGACAACTGGGCGAAGAGTACCGTGGCTAAGAAGAACTATATATGTAAGAAGTGTAACTCAACCAACACCCAGAGAAACCTCAAGAAGCGTAAAGGGAGAAACGCATGAAGCCATGTAAAGCAGATAGGAAGAAGTTTGACTTAGACCTACAGTACGGAGAAGTCAGAGAGGATAAGGTAGCTGAGATGCTACAGGACAAGAAGATTGAGGTTAAGTCTGAGAAGGACTTATGGCAGAAGACAGGTAACATCTGCATTGAGTATCAATCTTGGGGCAAGCCATCAGGCATTGAGGCTACCGAGTCAGACTACTGGTTTCATAACCTCTGCATAGGTGACGATGAGTACTGTACCTTAGTGTTCAAGACTCCAGTCCTAAAGAAGATTGTTAATAAGTTAGATACGTTCAGGAGTGTATCGGGAGGAGACCATAACGCAAGTCGTATGCACTTGGTCAACCTACGTAAGTTATTCTCAAGCGATGTCATTAAGGCATTCAAGGATATAGACGATGAGTAAAACAATACATACACTAGTCAATGATATATACCGATTGATGGAGACAAAAGAGGCAGAGGAATCCGTAGACGTAGAGGCTGAGATAGAACTGTTCGGTGAGAACATGAAGACTCTAATGCGTACAGAGTTTGGACGTAAGCGTACAACGGATAGAAGAACATTGCGCCTGTCAAACATTGGTCGTGACGATAGGGTCTTATGGAATGTTGTTAATGGTACTGAGAAGGAAGAGATTAAACCTGCTACCTACATTAAGTTTATGTACGGTCACTTGATTGAAGAGATGTTATTGTTTATGACACGTATGGCAGGACATGAAGTATCAGATGAACAACGTGTATGTGAAGTAGAGGGTATCAAGGGACACATGGACTGTAAGATTGACGGGCTTGTTGTTGATGTTAAGTCAGCCAGTTCCTTCGGGTTCAAGAAGTTCAAGGACGGTACACTTGCTATGGACGATGCCTTTGGTTATGTTGACCAGATTAAAGCATACGCCCATGCCTGTGGTGAGACTGAGTTCGGTTGGTTAGCTATGGACAAAGCCAATGGTCATCTCGCGGTACTTAAGTACGACCTAGAGGATACCCAAGCCCCTATACACGAACACATCAAGGGAGACATTAGAGAGCGTATTAAGCACGTTAAGGAGATGGTCAAGGGAGATGAGCCTACTGAGTTATGTACCAAGACAGTACCAGATGGTAAGTCGGGTAACATGAAGCTAGGCATCAAGTGTTCCTACTGTCAGTACAAGAAGCATTGCTATCCAGAACTGAGAGCCTTTGCCTATTCGTATGGTCCGAAGTTCCTTAGCGAAGTAGTCAACGAGCCTAGAGTACAGGAGATTAGCCTTGAGCAAATATAAACCACGGAAGACTAACGGTAAGTTCAGGTCAGCGTTGGAGAAGGAGTTTTCAAAGGAGGTTAAACGTAAAGGCTTTGACTATGAACCATACGGTATGCCCTACACAGTGTTCAGAACCTATATGCCAGACTTTGTACATGAACCAAGTAAGACAGTAGTGGAAGTAAAAGGTTTCTTTCGTGTAGGTGACACCTTGAAATACAAGTCAATTCGTGATACAATAATAGAAGATGGTTACGAATTAGTATTCTTACTGTCTAACGAACATAAGAAGGTACGGAAGGGCGGTAAGATTACAATGGGTCAATGGTGTGTTAAGGAAGGTATGAAGCACTACACACTCAGCACTGCTCAAGAACTTGTCAAATACGTAGAAGGGAAGATGAAGTAATGTCACATACATTAGAGGAACTCAAGGAAGCAGTAGCAAGGGACTACGATGCGGTGTTAGTAGTTGAGGCTTTAGACATCTCAGTTGAGGACTTGCTAGAGGCTTTCGAGGATAGATTAATTAGGAATAGAGACTTATTTACGGAGGATGATTATGAGCATTAATGATGCAAGTCCTGCAGACTGGGACGCGCTTAGGGATAAACACCCTGCTTTAGTTAAGAAGTACGAAGACTTTGCTCTAAAGAATGAAGATGTAGTCAACAGTCCTAGTCACTACAACTACGGTAAGGTTGAATGTATTGAAGCTATAGAAGAGTCTATGACACCAGACGCATTCAAGGGTTATCTCAAGGGCAATACCATGAAGTACCTATGGCGTTATGAACGCAAAGGTAAGGGACTAGAGGACTTGAAGAAAGCACAATGGTATCTGGACAAACTTATATTGGAGGTGGAGGAATGAGGGGACAGACACAGTACGGTAAGGGTTCAGCCCAGAGACCTACCAAAGATGCTGAACAGTTTGCGGATAACTGGGACGCTATCTTTAAGAAACAAAAACCTAAAGAACAGAAACCAAAGGATAAGGAAGAGAAGAAATGAATCAGTACCAAGAGTTTATACATAAGTCCCGCTATGCACGTTGGCTACCTGAGGAAGGCAGACGAGAGCGATGGGATGAGACAGTCAACCGATACGTAGACTTCTGGAAGGAACGTGGTCAGATAAACGAGAAGACAGCCTTACAGTTGTTCAACGCTATCCATAACCTAGAAGTAATGCCCAGTATGCGTTGTATGATGACAGCAGGGGAAGCATTGGACAAGGACAACGTAGCAGGGTTTAACTGTAGTTATCTACACATTGACTCACCACGTAGCTTTGATGAACTTATGTACGTACTTATGTGTGGTACTGGAGTAGGCTTTAGTGTTGAACGTAACTTCATTACCAAGCTACCTGTCATCGCTGAGTCATTCCATGAGACTGACAGTACCATTGTAGTAGCCGACAGTAAGATTGGATGGGCTAGTGCATTCCGTGAGTTGATTGCTATGCTGTATGCAGGTAAGATACCTAAGTGGGATATGCACAAGGTACGCCCATCAGGTGCTAGACTTAAGACATTCGGTGGTCGTGCTAGTGGTGCAGAGCCTCTTGAGGATTTGTTTAACTTCTGTGTGGGTATATTCCAGAAGGCATCAGGACGTAAGCTAACGAGCATTGAGTGTCACGATGTTGTATGTAAGATTGCAGACATTGTAGTTGTCGGTGGTGTACGTAGGTCAGCATTGATTAGTTTGTCAAACCTATCCGACCCACGTATGGCTAAGGCTAAGTCTGGTCAGTGGTGGATGGATGAAGGTCAACGTAGACTAGCTAACAACAGCGTAGCTTACACAGAGAAGCCAGACTTTGAGTCATTCCTTACTGAGATGCACACCATGTATGACAGTAAGGCAGGAGAGCGTGGTATCTTTAGTCGTGTGGCGGCACAGAAGATAGCCGCTAAGAACGGACGGAGAGACCCTGAGCAGGACTTTGGAACTAACCCTTGCTCTGAGATTATCCTACGCAGTAATCAGTTCTGTAACCTATCTGAGGTCGTTATACGCGCACAGGACGATTTAGTTAGTCTTAAAAAGAAAGTTGAAGTAGCTTCCATTATTGGAACCCTACAGGCTACCTTGACTGACTTCCGCTACCTACGCAACGTATGGAAAAAGAATACAGAAGAAGAAGCACTATTAGGTGTCAGTTTAACGGGTATATGTGACCACTATTTACTGGGTAAAGATTCACCAGACCTAGATAAGTGGTTGGAGGAGATGAAGGATGTTGCAGTTAAAACTAATAAAGAATGGGCTGACAAACTTGGCATCAATCAGTCTGCGGCTATTACTTGTGTTAAGCCAAGCGGTACTGTGTCTCAGCTTGTTGATTCTGCTAGCGGCATACATCCCCGTTTTTCTAAACATTACATTCGTAGAGTACGTTCAGACAAGAAAGACCCGCTTGCTCAGTACATGACAGCCGCAGGTTTCCCTGTGGAAGATGACGTAATGAGTAAGTCTTCGTTGGTCTTTGGCTTTCCAATCAAGTCACCTGAGAGTAGTACCACAGTAAAGCAGGTAGGTGCTATGGAACAGCTAAGAGTTTGGAAGAAGTATCAAGACCACTGGTGTGAACATAAGCCAAGTATCACTGTTTATTATACAGATAGTGAGTTCCTGCAAATAGCACAGTGGATATGGGATAACTTTGATTCGGTCAGTGGTATTAGTTTGTTGCCAGTTAGTGACCATGTGTATCAGCAAGCCCCATATGAGGACATAACCGCTGAGAAGTATGAGGAGTTACTAGCGGCTATGCCAGTTGATATTAAATGGGAAGACCTAGAACACTTTGAGAAGGAGGACAACACTACAGGTTCTCAGGAACTAGCGTGTGTCGGAGGAGCGTGTGAAATAGCATAGGTAAAACTAAGGGGGCGCAATGCCCCCTTTTGTTATTATCTAAATTGATTACGTATTTCCGCTTGTTCCTCATCACTCAAAGCATCCATAACGTCACTTACAATAAGTAAACCTGCTTTCTCTCTTGCATCGTCTGATTTAAACTTAGCTTTATTGAAGGCTAGTAGACGATTAACAGCTTTAGGGTTGCTAGATGCTTTAGCTAAGAATATTGGAGTACCCATCACAGCCATTGCAGTCCCGACCGCTAAAGGTGCGCCACCCACAGCGGTAGCAGTACCTACAGCCGCCATTCCTGCAATACTTTGATACTCTTTGTTTCTTAAAAATAGAGTACCTAAGTTACCCTCTGGTTTCTTACTAGCCTCAGCCATTACATTAAATAACTGTCTTACTCTACCATAGTCCTCACCCATGATTGCTTTTAGTCTGGACTGTTCTTTAGGCTTAGAGAATCTAGCGGCTAAGTCTGCATACTTACTAATGTCAAAATCAGCAGAGTTTATGTCAGGAACTAAGTTCTTTATAAACGACTGTCTTATAGCCTGTTTAGCTTCCTTAGCCGTTGCGTAAGGTATTTCAGCAGGTAGTTCTTTAGTCTTAGCCAGTTGTTTATAAGCATTGTCTACACTTTTAAACATACTACTTATTTTACTCACGTTCGTCTGTGTAGTAAGAAGATTACCTAAGACATCATAGTTACCCTTCTCTGCGTTTTTAATTACATTTTTATTTATCTCAGGAAGCAAACCCTTCATGCCCTCAGAGTAATCTTTCTTAAGCAGAGAGTAAGACTCAGCCGCTTTAGGGTCTACACTATCCAAGACATCCCCTATTCCTGTTTTAATACGGTCTTGAAGCTCGCCTAACTGCTGACTAGCCGTTGAGTTATAGTTAGGTGATTTGATGTCCCCGAACTTCTTCATTTGTTGTGTCAACATTTTGTCAACATCAAGTAAATGATTAGCAGACATTGTGGGTAATTGCAAGATACCCTGTAACTGCTTGTTTATGAAACCACTAGCGTCATCCTCTAAAGTAGAAACTCTTTTAGATATTTGCTTTTCGACAATCTTACCTGTTTTTTCATCTAAAACTCGTTTTGTTCCTTTAGTCACTACTTTATTTTCATTTAAGAAACGCAATAGACTGTTTTTAACAGGAGAGGTATTTACTTTCTTATTAGACACACCTGTCTTAATAGCGTCTAAACCATCACCATACGCATCACTAAGAGCCATACGACCCGCTGTAATAACGTCTAAGACAGCCGAACCTAATTCCTTAGGGGAAGCACCAGTCCGTATCACAGAACTCGCTGTAATGTCATTGAGAGCCGCCTGAGTTGCTTTGTTTACTTTGTCAGCATTCCCTATGGCTATCTTACCTGAACCTAGACCTGCTTCACCTAGCTTCTCAGCGAATACCTCTAAAGAACTAGCTTGTCCTGTTTGAAAACGTGACAAACTCCCTCCGCCTTTCTGAAGTATTTGTTGTGTAGCTTGTAAAGACTCAGGAGAACCTGCTTCCAGTCCTTGCTTAGGTATAGCCGTTATCTGTTCAGCAATCTCTTTCGGTGTAAATCCTAACGCTTTCTTCGCGGCAACAAAGGCAGGTTTAGCCACTTTCCATGCACCTAATGTCGCTATGTCAAAACCTACGGACATTAAAGCCTTGTCTACCGCTTCATTATAATCTAACTCTTCTTTGTCAGTTATTACGTCAGAGGCTAAACTACCACCAAACGTACCAAAAGCCCCAAGACCTATACCACCAACTATACGACCCGCAGGACCTAGAGGCGCACCTAGTTGCTGTCCCTTTAATGCCCCTGCAAGACCTAGAGGTAAGTCCATGTTAGATTTTACATAGTTATATATGTCTTTGTAGAAAGGTAAGTCCTCTTGTTCTACAGTAGGAGTAGGTTCTTGTGTTTTAAACGCATCTGCACTAATTAGACCATTTCTAATTGCTTTATCTTTTATTTCTTCTTTAGAAACACCAATAGGTGCGTCAATCTCTTGACCATTAGGCAGTATTACTATTTGTCTTTGAGTCATTGTTATAAATCCTCGAAACGAACTTTAGCTTTTTGTCCTTCTTCTTCAGTAGCAACAGGAAACATTTGTTTGAGAGTAGCTTCAAACCCATCAGCGTCATCTGCTCTTAAATATAAAGAACCTCTCATTATACTATCATCTACTTCTTTTAGTAGCTGTTCTAGTATTCCTATGTTAGCTACGTTTCCTTTTTCTAAACCTGCGTATATCTTGGCAACTCTTTTAGTTTCTGAGTCGGAAATAATACCACCAAAGAAAGGTTTAAGAGAAGACATCATCTCCCTACCTAATAGAATTTCTAACTGAGCTTTATTTCCTGATTTAACACCAAAAAAGTTTTCTAAACCAGTAGCCACTAAATTAATAGGACCACCTGTGTCTACTTTCTTCAGTAACTTCACAGCTTTTTCTAAATTCTGTCTTGACGCATTTGCCGCGGGTAAAGCACTTATAGCTGTAGCCTTGTTTTGTTGAAAACCTTTTTCTCTTTCTGTTAAACCCGCTTGCTTTACGTCTTTTTCTAAGTCTTCTACAGCGGTTAAACCAAACTCTCCACCAGTAATCTGAACTTCACCTACGGGTTGTTGACTCTTAGTTGCACCTATAGGTGAGTAAGAAACATCAGTTTTTCCTGTGTTAGGGTTAAAAACACTAGTAGCTGTAAAGTTGTCTTTGTTTGCATCCTGAATAGTAAACGTAGTTCCTTTCTGAGCATTAGCGTCTTGCTTATCCTTCAGGAAATCATTAAAGTTTTCAGGAGTAACAATACCCTGTGCCGCTAGTTTATCTAAACCAGAATCAGGATATTTATTTGACAAGAAAGTAGAGAAGGCTGTCATTCTACTTTGTTCTTTAGCTTTATCTTCTCGCATCTTCTGACCTTGTGCCTGTACCAACTGTTGTTGTACTGTAGGACCTAGACCAAGCATACCACGTAACCCACCGCCCATACGTTGTGCCGCTTGTGCGCCCATTTGCATTCTTTGTTGGTCAGGAGTCAACTGAGTCATAGGGTCAATGCCTTGACTAGAAATGCCTGTAAGTAATCCTGCTATATCTCTGTTAGCCATTCTCATTGTCTCCTATTTGTTCAGTACGTCAAACATATCCATTAAGTCTTCTTCGGTTTTATCTATTTCTTTTTGTTGGTCAGTTCTGTTATCAAACAAACCACCAAATAAACCGCCCAGACTATCTAATAAAGAACTACCCCCACTAGTATCTACGCCATAAAGCTGACCTAAGATTTGTTCTTGTGTTGTAGGTTGTCTACCAAATAGAGAATCAGATAATGACTGCATTTGTTGTAACTGTAAACGGTTAGCTAAGTCTTCACCACCTATCAAGGCTTCAACACCTGACTGACCTAACTGACCAAACAGTTGTGCGCCAGTGCGTCTACCAATGTCAGCTAGTCCCGCTACGTTTGTACCCGCACCTAACGCACTCAGGGCTTGCTGTTGTGGCATATAACCTAGACCCATCAAACCACTAGCTGAAGACAACGCTTGCGCTTGTTCTGCCATAGATTGTGTCCTAGCACCTAAGTTTGCTCTAGCCATAGCCTCTTGTCTAGCAGTCTCTTGTGCTAACAACTCTGGTGAAGAACCACCATATGCCGCTGACTGTAAGCCCATACGACCTTGAGATAACATACGCTCTTCTAAGGCTAAACGCTGACGTTCTTCTTCAGGGCGTTGTACGGCTCTCATTTGCTCATACAGGTCAGCTTGCGCTGTACTAGGGTCTACCCCTACCTGACCAAACAAACCTTGTGCCTGACCCATTAGTTGCGTCTGTAGAGCCTGTTGCTCAGGAGACAAGCCAATGTCTATACCACCAGTAGGTGTAGTAGTTGTTTGCCCTAAGCCTGTAGTAACAGTAAAGGGTTGGAACGTAGCTTTACCTGCGGCATCTTCAGCAAGACCCATAGATTCTGTGTAACCACGTTGTCCTATGTCTCTAGCACCTTGAATGCCTTCTTGCCCCATGTAGTATCCTGCACCTGCTTGTAGGAAATCTTCAAACGCACCCATTAGAATGTACCTCCGTCAATAGTGAAAGTACCCGCTAAAGTACCTGCTAGTGTTGTTGTGCCTGA